TTGGTTCCGCACTGTGCCGGTGCTGCCCCGCGACGAACGCAACCCGGAGGACGTTGATACCGATGCCGAGGACCATGAAGGCGACGCCACCCGGTACAGGCTTGTGAAGCGCCGCGCTACCCGCCGCGTTAGCCGCACCAAAGGAGTTCTGTAATGACCACACGTGTACTGATTGCCAACATGGGGCCGGAAGCCTATCGCGCCGAACTGCAAGGCCGCGACCACGGCGGCAAGATTTTCCAGGTGGACGAGCGCTCGATCAGCCCGAGCGGCTTCCAAGCGTTCACCATCTATCGCATGCAGCACGTGCTTGTGGTCGGCCCTGCCACCGTCGCTGTGCTGCACGACGGCCCCGGCACCCACGACACAGTGAAGCTGGAAAAGCAGGTGCGCGTGGAGGGCCGCTTCGCTGCTGGTGACGAGATCGCCCTTGGGCACCAAGCCATGCACGTGGTGCGGCTCGAAAAGGGCGAGCAGCTTATGGTCCTGGAGCAACGGGGCTAGTGCTGATATCGGTGTTCATAAACGGTGAACGCCACGTGGTGCAGCCCCGCATGGCGTATGAGCGCCTTGTGGGGCTAGCCCACCAGCGGGGCACACCAAGCATGGTGGTGAGCTTCGGCAACCGCGACCGCGCCGCTAAGTCGGTGCTGCCCGGCCAAGAAATCGAGCTAGACGAGGGCGCGCACGTTACCTGCGTGCACACCGGCAACGCTTAGGAGCAGGTACGATGGGCCTTAAGGCAAAGCACCCCGCGTGGGAAGCCCAAGACGAAAACTGGCAGCAGATGAGCGACTGCTACGCAGGCGAGGCCGTGATTAAGGGCGAGGGTGAGAAGTACCTACCGCCCACCGCAGGCATGCGGTACGACGGCATGGGCGCTGGTGGCGACGGCTTGGCCGCGTACCTAGCGTACAAGGAACGGGCCGTGTTCCCCGACGATGTGCGCGACGCAGTGGACGGCCTTGTCGGCCTAATGCACCGCAAGCCGCCCACCATACAGGTGCCCGACGCCATGGCCCCGCTGCTAGAGCGCCTAACGGCTGACGGTGCCGACGCGGAAACCCTGCTGCGGCGCATCAACGCCGCACAACTGCTGCACGGGCGCTTGGGCCTGCTGGTTGACGTGCCCGACGATGCGGGCACCGAGGCCATGCCGTACGTGGCCCTGTACAGCGCACATGCCTGCATAAACTGGATGACGCGCACCAGCGAAACGGGCAATGACGAGCTAGCCCTAGTGGTGCTGAACGAAACCGGGGCGGTAATGAAACCGAACCTGGAATGGGAAGAGCAAGAAGCCTACCGGGTGCTTATGCTCGACGTGTTCCTAGCCGAGATCGAAGGGGCCGAACCGTCGAACAAAGAGCCCAAGTACATGGTGGCGACCAAGGACGGCGACGGCGACCTGAAGGGCCTTGAGTGGATCGAGCCGAGCCTGAAGGGTGGCACGCTTAAGGCCATTCCGTTTGTGTTCGTAAACGCCATGGACTTGGCCCCCGACCCCGACCGGCCACCGCTGTTGGGCCTTAGCGACACCTGCCTGAGCATTTATCGTGGTGAGGCCGACTACCGGCAAAGCCTGTACATGCAGGGGCAAGAAACGCTGGTGATTATCGGCGCACCGGCCCAAGCCCCGAACAGCGAGGATGACCGCCGCGTCGGTGCCGGTGCAGTACTTGACCTGGAAGTGGGCGGTGACGCCAAGTACGTTGGCGTGAGTGCAGCGGGCCTAGCCGAGCAAGCCAAGGCGCTGGCCGCCGACTACCAGAAGGCCAGCCAACAGGGCCTAAAGCTGCTTGACATGGCCGATGGCAGCAGCCAACAGAGCGGCGACGCCCTGCGTATTCGCGTTGCCGCACGCACGGCCAGCATTACGGGCATTGCCCGAGCGGGCGCGATGGCACTGCAACAGGTGCTCCGGCACTGTGCCCTGTTTATGGGCGCGAACCCGGAGGAGGTTATCGTTACGCCTAACCTGGACTTTGTTGACGACCGCATGACGGGCAAGGAGCTTGGCGAGTGGGCCGCCGCGAAGAATGCCGGTGCGCCCATCAGCTGGGAAACGATCCACGAGATTATGCAGTCGCGCGAGGTTACGCAGAAAACGTACGAGGAGGAGCAGGCGCTTATCGAAGCGGAGGAGCCTGTGGGCGGAGTGGACCCGCTTACGGGCGAACCCTTGGGCACAGGCGACCCCGCAGCCGACCCGAACGCACCACCCGAGGGCGACCCGCCACCCGAGGAAGACCCCAACGCACCACCGCAGGAGGACTAACCGATGGGCTACAAGCTAGGCGCACGCTCGCTGCAACGGCTCGCCCCGCTACACCCCGACCTGCAACGGGTGGTGAAGCGCGCAATCGAGCTAAGCGAGGTTGACTTTACGGTGCTGGAAGGTATGCGTACCCGCAAGCGACAAGCCGAACTGCTGGCCGCAGGTGCGACCACGACGCTGAACAGCCGCCACCTGACAGGCCATGCGGTTGACCTTGGTGCACTGGTGGGCGGTTCGGTGCGCTGGGATTGGCCCTTGTACCACCAGATTGCCAAGGCCATGAAGGCAGCGGCCAAGGAGCTTGGCGTGCCTATCGAGTGGGGCGGCGATTGGCGCAAGTTCAAGGACGGCCCGCACTGGCAACTGCCATGGAAGGACTACCCCCTTGGCGCTAACGGCTAACGAGCAACTCCAGGACGCAGTTATCCGGCATCAAATCGGCCTGTACCGCTATGCGGGCAGCGTTCGGAATAGGGTGCTGGCCTTGCTCGACGCAACCGAGCGCGACCTAGTGGAGATACTACAGCGCCGGGGCGTTCGGCTGGTGGGCCGCGACCCGCGCGAAACCGTAACGCAGGGCCGCCTTAAGGCCCTGCTGGCGGAAGTGCGCGAACTACGCAGGCGAGCACTGACGGAGGCGTTCGGCACGCTGCGTGACGAGCTAAAGCAGTTGGTGGTGGCGGAGGCTGAGTGGGCCGCCCGAGCGGTGCAAACCGTTAGCCCCGTGCAAATGTCGGTAACGCTGCCCGAACCTAACACCCTGCGGGCGCTGGTTACGCATCGCCCCTTTGAAGGCGCGGTATTGTCGCAGTGGGCGCAAACCGTAACCCGCAGCGACGTGCAGCGCATCTACCGAGCCGTGCAGCTAGGCATGGTGCAGGGTGAACCCCTACCCATGATTACCCGCCGCGTGGTCGGCACCGCAGCCCAACGGGGTGCGAACGGCCTAACCCAAATGACGCGCAACCACCTGACCACGATTACCCGCACCGCAGTGCACAGCATGGCGAACGCGGCACAGAGCCAAACGTGGCAGGAGAATAGCGACATTTTCACCCACGAACGCTTCACAGCCACGCTCGACGCGCGCACCACCCCGATATGCCGCAGCGAGGATGGCAAGATTTACAAGGTGGGCGAAGGCCCCACGCCACCGCTGCACTACAACTGCCGCAGTGTGCGGGTGCCGGTTATCGACCCCAAGCAGGCGGGCTTCCGGCCGACCCGAGCGGCCACGCAGCGCCAGCTATTGCGTGAGTACGCCAAGGCGAACAACCTGCAAGGCGTACGCAGCCGGGCCGACCTGCCACGCGGCCACGCTGGCCGGTTCGACAGCTTTAGCCGCACCCGCGTACGCGAGTTGACGGGGCGCACCCCGGCCAGCACCAACTACCAGGAGTTCCTTGGGCGACAGTCGCGCCAGTTCCAAGACGACGTGCTAGGCCCAAACCGTGCGGCGCTGTTCCGCCGTGGTGGCCTGACGCTGGACAAGTTTGTGGACAGGGCGACGGGGCGGCAGTACACGCTTGCCGAGTTGGCACGGCGGGAAGCCGAAGCCTTCCGCCGTGCCGGGTTGGACCCCGATGACTTTACTTGACGCCACCTTGCAGCAGCCGCAGCTTGCGGGCCGCGCGACGTTCGCGCCGCTTGGCCTTGCGCTGTTCGTCGCCCTTGGGCTGCGGCGCACGGTAGCTCGCCTTGGCCCGCAGGCTGCGGAGTTCGG